AGCAAGTCCTGCCCCAGTACCATTAGCCCCCTGCGTACCCATGACAGCACGAAGTACGTTTTTCCAAATAGATGAGCCCTCAGAACCAAGCCCAATAGACTTTTCAATCTCTTCGTTTGTTGGGCTCTCGCCATCCTTTGAAATGGATGACGGATCTATGCCAATAAGTTTCCAGAAATCATCGTCGCTTGTCGCGCTAACCGTAGATGAATCACCTTGTGGGGCCATATTGGCTAACAATTCATCTTCATTCATAGCCTACTCCGGTACTGAAGATACAAAAGTTGCCGTCAATATAACCGACGGAATGGCCGGTCTGGCTGGACTAGACGGCGCTGAATAATATTCAATATAAGCGTTTGTATTACTTGTACGCCAATACAGCTCTACATAATCACCGGCTGAAAATGACTCAACAAAATTCAAACTACCAATCACATGATACGGATCGCCCGCAGCTTTCCTGGGAGCCAAACCAAACCGGCTGTTTGAATTAGCTATATCCGTCCCATTCTTGCTAAACCAAATATCAATATCCTGTGTCGCATTATCATTGTTGGATAACTGGATACTGAACTGAATATTGTAAACACCGTCCGTTGCAAACGTGAGTTTCGTGTTATCCACTATAGACACGTTATTTGATAGCGCAGTCGTGTTTATCGTTATCGCATAAGCCGTGGTCGTTGATACAGCCGTCTGGTCCGTTGTATCGTAAAACGAACCAAAGGGCATATTAATAAATTCACCGCCTTCTGGCCCTAATAAGTTCTTGGTTACATTAGACAGCCGATTAAAGTACAAACGCAGGACGTTATTAAACTGTTCCTGATAGGTAGGACTCCATTCCTGCGGCGCATAAGGCAGGTTAGGCGGCTGAGGACTATCTAGGTATCTCATGCACCACGTCCTGTAGCCCGACCATCCGGCCTGATGTCAAGTCGCGGCGCACCAAGTTGCCATGCACTGCCAAGATCGGATGACTCTACCTTCAATATCATCTGACGCCCGCGGACCCTTGTATAAATCTGCCCCGTAAACTGCTCAATCACCGCCGTGGATGTTCTGGTTACCGCAGCAGAACTACTCCCGCCCTCTGATTGCGGATTGTTATATCCAGAACCAGAGTTCATCATAGGTATCAACGTCATCGTAACGCTTGGATTTGGATTTGTGCTACTTGTACCGCTAAACGTAATGTCAGGCAGTATGCGCCATACAAACCCTATGTTATGGCCGTCCTGAATATCAAACTCTGCTGACTCTATGTACGCTGTAATCGGTGCTGGTATGCCACTGGTATTGTCATCATTACCAAACTCATGGTTCACAAGGTTGTTACTGTATGTGGCTGCCTGTGGGTAATCACGTAACCCTGCGTCAAACCAGGCCGTCCGCGCCATATTCCCGTAGTACCAAATTCTTTCTTGGTAGTTGTACACCACATACCGATCAATGGTTGTAGAGCCTTGTGAGGCATAGAACCACCATACCTCGTTGAAGCCCTCAATGGTCCCTGAGAAATACGCCAAGTACTGCGTACTGTTTATGTCTTGGAATACATACTTACGCAGGTCACAGTTAAGCGTCTGTACCCGACCGTCATACATATAGAACTTATCAACACCCATCCAGTAAACAACACCTGATGCAACCGATGCTGCATTCGGTCCAACAATGGAGATGTTGTCGCCGAGTAATTGCGCTCCCCAAACTAAAGGCGCTCCAAGATACTGAAGTGAATAAACAGACGTGTCCGTCCAGACCAGAATCTCTTGCCTAGTCTGAATGGCCGCAACAATCTGTGAACCATGGGATAGACGCAACGAACCGGCTTGATTAACAGCGGTCGGCAACCAGTCGGTCACAGACTCTTGATCCGCCCAGCGTATAAGCATGGGATCTTGTACATCTGATCCCACATCATTAGCACCAAAGCAAAACACAAACCTGTAAACGTCAGATACAAATACAAGATTCTGTACAACCGGGGGGTCTGTAGCTCCGGGCAGCGTCTCAATACTTACGCCACGCCCTGTTAACCCGTTCGTTGCATCCCAGTAATAAACACCCCCACCGCGAGGAGCAAACACAAGATCTTCGCCAAAGTTCATGGCTGACCATAGTCTTAGTGCATCTGGTACGAATGTGCCTACACCACCCCAGTTACCACTACCCCAAGCATCTGCACCCCATCCAACCTGAGCCACCTGGTCTTGTGGCCCGATGGTAATTTGATACGTAGCACGTACAGCAGATCCGCCACCTGTTGTGGTTGATGAAGCATTGGTACTAGCATTGACGGTGTAGCTATTCGTATCAATAACAGTGATCGTGAACTCGCCGTTCATATCCACGTTAGCAAACGTAGACGCCCCAGAGAGGGTTACGTAATCACCAGTCTGACCGCCATGGTCCGTGGCCGTTACCGTAACAACATTACTACCACTGGTCGTTGCAAACGGATCTGTACCAAGTAACCGGCCATTGATGTAATACGTGGCCGTTACTGTGCCGCCACCCGTTGCAGAAGACGAAGCCGATGTTGTGACCGTAATGACATAGGTATTAGCATCCGTAATGGATGTAATGGCATGTCTTGTATTGATCTCCGCCGCAGGTATACCGCCAACCGCTGAAGACCCTGTGAAGTAAACAATAGAACCGGCCTGTGCGCCATGGGCTGTATCACTTACCGAGATCGTGTTTTGCCCGTTGGTCGTGGTAAACGGATTGGTTAACGTGGCTGAATAAGTGTACTGGCGGATCGGTGTAATGTCGTTGTATACACCACCACTTTCAATGTAATACTTGGAACTGGTGCCACAACCCATGAGATTGTTAGCGGTCAGCGTTACCCAGTTCCATAATGACCTGCAAGTACCTAAGAATGTATTGGATGAAATCCTAGCCCAACCGCCAATCTTTTCTGGCGTACCCTGACGAAAACGCACCTTATCCGATACAAACCAACCGTTCTCGTTTGTATAGCGTGTGTTTTCTCGGTTGACGCCAGGTCGATTAAGGATCTTCTGTAAAGGCACGGCTCACCTCATCAAGGCAGCTTCAGCAGCGCGACGGCGCGTGAGACCGGGGAGAACACGGCCAGCAGCTTTATTCCACAACATACATTGGTCCGCTGCTCCATCCCAATCCCCCGCATCTATACGGCGTTTAAACGTAGAAACTCGGTAGTTCCCTAAGCCACAATTGTAGACCCAGCTAGTCACAGCAGCAATGCGTCTTGGCAAAGCAGTTTGGATCTTAGGTGAGAGTTTAAACAGACCACGCACAAAGTATTCAACGTGATGATCCAACGCATCTTCGCACTGTTGCATCGTCCAAATCGTGCCGGGGTTAATATCTGGTCCGGTGGCTCCCCAACCGATGGTCCAAGGTTGCCCTCTGGTTCCTGGGTCGGGATAGGCTTGGACCCTCCCATCAGGCAGGCGCCTTGCTAAACCTTCAAAGGGTTTGATCAGATGCTCCTTGGCTATCTGCTTCGCGGCGTCCAAGGAGTTCGAGGATTCTTCTGGTTTGCTCGGCAACGACTCGTCGCTGCTCTTCAATGAACCGTAATTGCGCCTCAACATCTGCACGTATTCTGACAAGTTCAATGAATTGCTCATGGTTCATGTCTTACGGTATTTTTCTAAGCTTCTTGAAACAAACCAGTATGTCAGTACCATCGTGAACAGACCAAAATCGTCCTCGTCCCAGCACTTGGTTACAACTTCAGTCCATGCCGCACCCGCCTGAAATGCCATAACAATCGCAGCCGCCTTGACTGCCGCATACATAAAGAAGAGGCACCAAGTGATGCCCGGACGAACCAGCGCCGAGATAGCAGCCACAAACCAACCCGCTGCTTTAGCCGTTTCAGCCTGCTCTTGAAACGCGCTCTTGATGGTATCCAGTTGTTGAACCGAGTAGTCAACATACTTTTCCTCCACCTTAAACTCGCCGCGGAGCTTCTCTAGGTCCGTCTGGAGCTGGAACATGGATAGCTCATGCTGGCGCTCGTTCTTCTTATCAAGGAACTTAAGGATCTCTGGGGCTAGACGAAAAATACCGCCAACTACAGATCCCAATAAGCCACCTGAAAGAAGATCAAACATGTTAAAACGGACTTGACGTAGAAACAATAACGCCAGAGTTAGTCACCGTCCACGGGCCACCACCATTAGCCACACTATTGTCTTTTACAGTTGATGACTGGCATGTAAGCATCTTGGTCGTTGCTTGTGCAGTCAATGGACTTGTAGGCACTGTGGCGCTTGAAAACGATGATCCAAGATTGAAACGTAAGTTGCTGATCTTTCCGTCAAGGTACCGAGTGGTTTGCACAGTACCGTTTCCAACTGATGGAACAATTGAACTCCCGCTTGTAATCGTCCCGGATATGGTTGCTGAAGCACGTTGATTAGCATTGACATAAATGCGTACTACGCCGGATGACAACCTTGATGCGGCAATATAAGTCCAAGTGGACAGAGATATTGCTTCAGATGAAGTGACCGATGTTGAGCTGCTAGTTGTCGGGTAATTGTTTCTAACAAACGCAGGCTGACCTGATGAGTTGATATAAAACTGCACCCGCTGAGGCTGCGAACTACCTGTGCCGTAGCCAAAATCCAGAATGGCCGCAGTCGTTGCCGGATACGAATCCAAGTAAACAAAGCACTCAATGCTGAACTGCTGTGTACCTATAGCAAACGATGATGAAGCAGGGTAAGTGAAGTATGACGAACCATTGAAGTCATAGGAATACTCACCCTCAACAATACCGCTTGACCCTGGTATTGTCCTTGCAGCGCCGAATGCAGACAGGATCGGCATTATGCGTACCTAGTCTGGCTTGCAAAGACGGTGAACGAACCG